ATTTTTTACTGTACAAGTTGCAATAGCCGCAACTGTTGGACTTCCTCCAACAAATGTAAGTGTTGGAGCACTGGTATATCCGCTACCAGCATTGGTAATTGTGATGCTAGATACTGTTGCAACTACGGTCGAACTTACTGTTGCTCCAGCAGGAACCCAACATGCAGGACTTACAATAAATGAGTTTGTAGTACTGTCAATACTTTGAATAATAGTTCCGCTTGGAATATATGCACCAGCACTAAGACTGGTCACTAACATGCCAACTTGTAGTCCAGTAGTATCACTGACTGAAATTTGTGTTTTACTTACTGCACTTGAAATTTGATGCCAGTAGTTGTAATTAGTTGTTGTTTGACCTGATAAGTTATACCAGTTATCAACAATCGGTAAAGTGCTTGGCGTCCAAGCAACATCGTATGTAACATATTTCAATCCAGAAGTTGGAACAGATTTACTTACATATGACAAAGCTGGAATAGTACTACCGTCTCCAAGAATGTTTGTAATAGAGTTAGCATCTATGTTTAAGTAGCCATTTCTTGCAATACCAAAAACAATAGTTCCGCTTGGGGTTGTGACACCAGTTGCAGAATTTACAACAATAGTATAAGTTGTTGCAGGAAGAACTGGTTCAGTTATACTTTCAACATAAACAGGAGTTGCAACAGGGAACCCTGTTCCAACTAGAATATCTCCAACTTCAATATCCCCTGATACTGCGTCAACAACTAAAGTTCTTGTTCCTGCTGTCCAACTAACTACTGTACTTGCTTGAGCAATTTTCAATGGTACTGTATAGCTCGCAACTCGATGTGTGCGACCGTGCCAGCCAAAAAGATAAGTTCCTTTGTTGATTTGATTAATTACAGTAGCTTGACTAATTTCAAGAACAGCAATCTTGTTGTCACCGACTCGAGAACCTTGTGTCTTAGTTCCAACATAACCGCCACCAACATAAGTTGCTGTTACGGTACTTGCAAATTGAACCTGTGTAGTTGAGCAAGCTGTTACGCGATAAGCACCGTTATAGGCTGTTGTTGAAACGCTGTTATCAATAACTTCCCCAACAGTAATAAATTCACCAACTACAAACGGTGCGCTGGCTTGGGTAGCATAAGTTACTGTAACAGTTGATCCGTTACCACTTACACCTGTGACAGCAAGAGCTGCATCCCAGTCTAGTGTGCCTAAGTTTGTAAGGTCGGTTGTAAATTTATAATAGTTAAATGAACTGTCAGATTGTAAAATACTAATGTTGCTAGCCAACAATTCACCAGTAGCATCGTTTAAGTTATATGCAAGAATACGATAAATGTCTGCTAAGTTGTCGTTGTATTGTAACGCTGTACTTGGACGAGTTGGGTTTACGTTTGCAATATTATTGAATTTAATATTTTGCAGCACACGTATAGTAACCATCTGACCGTCATACAGAGCAGTAGCAAGACCTGTTGAACTTGTTCCGTTATTTCCAGCTGAACTTAAATTTAATTTAAGAATGTTTTGGCCACCTAGTGTAACAACAGTATGTTCAACGCTACTAATTTCGTAACGTGTAATACCAAGGTTAGCCATGCTATGGTCAATTTCTAATTCACTGGTGTTGTTTGGAATATAGCTATAACCATAGACATATACACTTAATGCCTGTTTATTGGCAGTTGGAGTCATTTCACTAGCAAATTGACCTTGTTTGTAGACGCGAGCAACTTGAGCCATATCGTAGGCAAGATTTACGGCGTCTGGTTTTTCAGTTATATCAAATCCACTAGCTCTAAGTCCATATGTTCCGTGAGCGTTAGAACCAGCTACAGATCGAATCTGTCCACCGTCAGCTGCCCAATAGTGTGTATGACAGTAGTATGTGAAAGTTGACACTTGTTCTGAAACACCACCGTTCTTACAAACAATAGCGTAACCAAGGTCGTTAATCATAGCAAAGTCGTTGGCCAGCATGGACTTATTACCGCCCATTTCAATATTAATGACCAAACCACCGCCATCATTTAGATAGCTAATAACACTTGATTTAATTGTTTCAGTAGCAGAAGTTATCAAGGCTTTTTGTGCAACTAGTGTAGCGTTTTGTGCAGATAAATCTGGTGCTGTTCTAGTTGGTGCTGAATCAAAGTCGCCGTCTGCAATATAATCTTTAACTAGATCACAAAGTGTTCCAATCTTAGTATATTCTGGATCAGTGTTTAAAATGTTATAGGCTGCATTGATTGTTTGATTAATTGTGTTACCAGCAGAACGTGTAACACTAGTTCCAAGCACAACAAGTTTTGCAACAGCATTTAATCGATCAACTGCGGCAATACATAATGCTTCAACACCGCTGATTTGACTAGTCAACGATAATTTAGAATAGTATGCTTCGGCTGCATCATATGTCATTGAATTGCCGCCATATACCAAGTCGTATATCATTGCGTCAATAACATATCCGATATCTCTTGAAGATTTAACAGCACTATATGTTGCGTACTGTTTCAAGTTAAATGATGCAGCAATATAAGCAACAATCTCTGCTTGTAAGAATGCACGGTTAGCAATTAAGTAATCGCGGACTTTTGCGGCGGCGGTTGTTGTTATACCAGTAGCACTTGGGTAAGTTAGTGCTGGAGCTGCACTGATGCCTTGATCAATAATAGTATTGATAGTTGCCATGTTGGTTGTTAGTGCAGACTCTGCACTGGCATCAGTTAATGTGTCTAATGCTAAATCTCGAGCCTTGTTCAAACCTGCAAGTGTTTGACTCTTTTGATTTGTAATAACAACGCTTGCGGTTGCTCGTTGATACGAAATACCTGCTTTGATTGTTTGATAGTTTGAACCTAATACCATGTCATAAGTAACAGCATCAAGTATAAGTCCAACGTCGCGTGAACATATTTCGTTGTTATAGAAACCAGCAGCATTGTATGGTGTTGCTGTGTCTATTTTTAATTTAACTGTAGCAGTAGCCGCATTAAAATACATAACATCGTTAATTTGATAACGACTGCCTTCTACAAAGAATGCACAAGGAGGTTGCGGAGGACGGATATCTAAACCACTGTTAACTTCTCCCTGAACGGTAATAACTTCTCCCTTACCGTTTGTGCCATTAACTGGAATTAAGAATCCACTTCCAGCACCACCTAAGTTGGTATTATCAGCAGTAAGCCATTCACCTGTTTTATAGTATTCTCCAGGAACGTTCGAAATTACGTTAGTAACAACTCCATTTTCAACAGTAATATTTGCTGTTGCACCGGTACCTCCAGTAGTAGCAGTCATAGTTCCTGCAGAAGTTGTAAGTGTTACATTAGTACCACCTTGTGTTTTACTAATTGTAATTAAATTACCGCCAGGTGCATCGATGTTTGTGATGTAATATCTTACACCACTAGTAATACCACCAAACGTAGTTCCGCTAAATGTAATGGCGCCGCCTACTACTAGGTTTACTACGCTATCTAATTTAATTTGATTGGTTACAACATAAGTGTTGGTTGCAGTTCTTGTCAAACCAATCATTGGAACGTTAGTATATGTAACAGTTCCAGAAGCAGGTAAGTATCCACTACCACCAATTTCTTGAGCTAGGTCGTAGTTTTCAATTCCATCGTATTCAATAGCAACAATAGTACCACGCAGGCGTCCGGCAAATCCGTCAACAAATTGTCCACCAGCAAAACGTTTGCGGTTTATAGACTGACTGAATGAAGAACAAACTTGTCCGTAAGGTGATTTAGTCTTAATTTGACCTTCTGGGTCAAGTACCATAGCAAACCCGCCATGACCTTGGAATGTCATGTTACTTAAACGAACTTGGTCGTTACATAGGAACGCATCAATTTCTTTGTTATTTTTTGCTTCACTAGTTACATCTAACGGATTGGTCAAATAATGACGTCCGTAGTTCAACGGATCGTATAAGTGCCAGTTACCCGCTGTAATTGCACTTGCAGAGCTAAACGGATAGATAACACTACAGTTCATAAAGTTACCACTGACAGAGTCAATGATAGCTTTTCCTCGTCTGTCTGAACGCATTACTAAAACACTACCACTTGCGGCAACTAAATCAACTTCTGTCGTTGAACCTTTCTTGTCGGTCAGTGTAAATGTAGTTGATGTAGGAGTTGTCAGCACATAGTAGATTTTTCCAGCTTCAAGATTTCCAAAAGTTGTTCCTCTAAATATAACAGGATTGCCAACAGTAAATCCGTGGTCAGTATTAGTTGTAACTCTATTATTATTCAATGTACTAGTAGCAGTTTTGCTACCGTAATCGTCCATTAGAACTTTTCCTACCCATGATCCAGGAACCTGTCCAGTTGCAAGGGTAATAGTAATTTTGTTTGTAGTTCCACCTAATTCAATAGTTGAAGAAGTAGCATAATCTAAATTGTAGTTGATTGGACCTAATTCTAACGCATCAATAACGCTATCACGATAGAAGAAAACTTTTCTCCACGGACTTTGGCTAATACGGTCTTTTGGTCGTACAATAGTTCTACGGAATTCGTCACCACGAATTGACACACTTGCAGGAACTCTAATAGGGTAATCTTCGTAATAGATACCACTTTCAACTTGAATTACAATATGATTTTCTCTTACAGTTTCACCAAACTCAATTTCTTCCCCTATACTAAAGAAACCAGGTTTTGTTAAACGTATTTGTATTGTATCAGAGTTTGCGCTAGTACCAGGCTCATATTTTACAATTGAACCATAAGCTGCAGAATTGATACCTACTAAAACTTTAGCAGGAATAATGTCATTATTACCAGGTGCGCCTTGGTCTACATAACCATTGCCACCGTTGTCAACGGTAACATTCCAAATACCAGTACCAAATGTTGGAACAGGTGCTACACCAACACCACCTTCAATAATAGTAATCATAGTATCGACGTTGTAGATTAAATCATCAATAACGTCTTGTGTAACTGATTTTGCAGGATTTAAAACTTGTGTAACCAGAGTCTGGAATCTAGTTGCTGTAGTTTGATTTAAAACTTGTAAATGCAGACCTTTTGCAAAATTAATTGCGTCAAGAGTTTCTTTATACTGAGTACCAATAGCAATGGCTCTTGCGCTGGCGTTTCTATAATAACTCTTACCAGCATTAATACTTTGATATGTGCCGCCAGTAATAAGGTCAATACTCATTGCATCAACAATTAAACCAACATCTCGATAACATGTAGCTTCGTCGTAGTTAAATCCACCTTTGTAGTTAACATCTAACCAGTCAGTTGTTCTTGTAGCAATCGCATTTGTGTTTAAAGTGATGATGTTTTTTGCACTTATATAATCATTATTGTATCCTGAAAGTACTGGATATTCTAAATCAGGACCATCACCACCATCTACAATACTGCTAATAAAGTTAAATGATAGGCCAAGCGGAGTTGCTGCAATTCCGCCATCTGGATAAGTAACTCCATCGATAAATTGTGTAGTTGATCCATAAAGTACACCAGGAGCAGTATTTTGTATAACGTTTAATGTTAAAAGTGTACCAGCAAATGCAATGGCATCTAAAATAGCTTGGTCAGTTTTTCCATTATTAAATAGTTCTTCACCTTTATATCTTGCTGCACTTGTTCCGCCATACAGCAAATCGTACAATGCTGCTTCAACGCAGTCAACGATATCTTGTTTAAAAATATCTGGATCAAAACTAGGATCAGCTACAAAAGCTGGATTATTAATAGTCAACCATCCAAGTGTTTCATCAGCTATAAAGTCTGTATTTTCTACAGTTAAGTTGAGCGCATCAATGTAACCAGAAGAAGTACCTGATGGTGGTGTGTAATCACTTACTTGTCTAGTACTGATTCCATAAGTTAACAAATCAATTACAACTTGGAATCGATTAGAAATTTCTGATAAAATAGCTGGGTCATTAATAACTGGAAAGTTTGTTTCGATATATGTAACGGCATCAGATTGATATGTTGCTTTTCCAGATAGTATAGCTGTTCTAGCTGTTTTTAATGCACTAGCTGCAGAAGTGAAACTTGGAAGCATTGCTATTGGTGCAGTTGTATAGTCTTCTATTATACTTTTTAAAATTGTAATATTTGTATCGGTTGATGATACAACAACGCCACCGTTTAGTAATGTTTCGTTTCGATATTGTTTTACACTTTGTTGATAAACTGTAGCAGGACTATCACTATTAACAATTGAAACAATTAGAGTCTTGATATAATCTAATAAATCTAAGAATGGAGCAACTTCATAACCTGCAATTAGTTGTTGTAAACCATCCCAGTATCTAAGTCCTGCCCATACGGTTTGACTTTGTCCACCGTACATAAAATCATAAATTAATGCCCAAGAGATATATTGGATATCTCGTTTACAAATAACTCTGTCGTAGGATAAGTTTGGATATTCAGCTCCAAGATAAGCAACTGTTTCAGCTTGTAAGAAATCGATGTTTGCTAACATTAAATCTCTCGCGCTTTCTTGTCCTTGTAACGTATCTGGTTGACTTGTGAATACAGGAGTTGGAATTTCATCGCCAGAAATTATATTAATAATTGCATTAATGTTTTGCTGTATTGACGATAATGCAGCTGGAATTGTACTAACTTGTGGTAATGCTTGAATATTTTCTTGTAGATCAATTAATATTGCTGTTAATTGTGTTACGCTAACATCAGTATTTGAATAAGGAAATAATATACCTACAAAAATACTTTGAAGGTTTGTTTGTAAAACAAGATCGTAACATAGAGCATCAATAACTTGACCAATATAAACGCTAAGAGCTGTGTTGTCATAAGAGAAATTTAAAATTTCATCTCTTGCATATTTGATAGCTTCGATAGTTTGACTTAACTGTGTTCCTAAAACTTTCTCACCGGTTCCATTGAAATAGAAAGTTGCAGCTCGATTACTGTTAAAGTTTGTATTTAGAACAATATCATAACCAACAGCATCTAGGATGTAGCCAACATCTCGTTGACATTTAGCTTTATCATATGTAAATGTATTAACGTATTTTTCGTTAATATAAGCAATAGTTTCTGCTTGAATGAATTCTTTGTTTAACTGTAATAAGTCAAAACCATCTTGGTAACCAGTTACTGCTGTATTACCGTCTTGTAATGTAACATTGGTAATGGTACTAAATGTTTGATCAGGCCCAATAGTATAGCTCAATTTTTGACGATAAGGTCCAGGTTCTTGATTAGCTAGAGCAATGATATTCTCTGCTGCAAGAGCCGCAGCACCAATTGACTTATAAGCATACTGCCAGAAGCGTCCTTCCTTACCAATTGGAGTTTTTTGCTGTAAGTCATCGCCAGTTGCTTGACTAACATATAAATTTACAGCACTTGAGAAAACTTGGTTATCAACATAGAATTTTGTAGCAGCTTGTAAATCGCTTGCACCGTTAGGAGTACCATAACCTTCTAAAGGCGCTGGATGGTCTGATAGTGTCAACTTGCCTGTCATTGTGTCTCCCTTACGAGAAACTAGGAATTTACGTTGAACTGCTTCAGTTGAAAGATAATTGCCTGTTAGATCTGGATCATAATCGGCATCAAGATAATTTGGAAAATCTGGTTCTGCTCGAGGCTTTAATGCTCCTGAAACTGTATTTCCTGTGCTGACTTTTAAGAAGTTATTGTTTGCATAGTTTACAGTAACAGGCATCTGGTTTAGAGTTGTCTGTGCTGTAGGATGCGTTGCATTCCATGAGCTAACGATGGAAGCACTAGGATCTGCCATTCGAACAATACTAAGTCCGTTAGCATTTAAATGGTTAGCAAGTCTAGGATCTAAGTCGCCCGATAAACCTGTTTGGTCAACAGTAAAGACAATGTTTGCATCATCGTCTGTGTTAATACTAATAGCACCTTCTGCTACAATATTTCTAGCTGTTAATTTTTCACCAGCGTTGTCGGTAACGATAATTTGATTTGGGTCGTAGGTTTTAGGAGTATCGCTTAAATCTGTAAAATTGATTGCGCCATCTACACCAAATACAGCGTACAGCTCTGTAAAGTTTTCGTTTACTTTTCTAAACGATTCGCGAATACTGTCACCAGTACCGTCGTTACCCTGTACACCGATATCAATAATTTGTTTTGACATTTATTTTATACTCCGAAACTTGACCCGCAACCGCAAGTAGTAGTTGCGTTAGGATTCTTTATTGTAAATTGAGAGCCCATTAGCTCTTCTTTATAATCTATTTCTGCACCTTGCAGATACTGCATACTCATGCTGTCTACTAGCACTTTAAACTCGTCCAAAGGGATTTCAAAATCGTCTTCGTTTACTTCTTCATCAAACGTAAAACCATAGCTAAAACCGCTGCATCCGCCGCCTTGTACAAAAGTACGCAGAGCTAGTTTAGGATTGCCTTCTTCATAGAGTAAATCCTTAATTTTTTCTTTTGCTGACTGGGAAATAGTAATCATGATTGCCCTCGATATGGTATTTATCAAAAGGATTTTATAACCTTAATGTAAATACAATTATGTACTTAGGACAAGAATACGCACAACAATGCCATTATCGCAAGAGCAAGTATGGTACTATGCATGCCTATATGCGTAAAAAAACTGTGCTGATATTTCAGTGCGATTGTTGCAGCGGCATGTTTAAGCGCGACAAGGGCAACATGGATCCTAAACGCTTAAACAATAACGTCTATCATGTTTGCGGTGACTGCGATGCTAAAAAGTTTGCCCAGAGTAAAGGCGTAGAAGCGAGAAAAGTTTGGGATATGCCTGTCAGTAGTCTTAAGACGATAGACCAACTCTAGAACTAATAACGTTCCAGTTAACGATTTTCCACTGATTGTTTAGGTAACCCTTTTTATCAGCTTGATAATCTAATGCCCAGGCATGTTCCCACCAGTCAATTAAGAATACAATATCCATCTTAATTTCGTGATTTTTAATGGTTTTAATTTCACCATTACGAGCTAGATACACCCAGCCGCTGCCTTGAATAGACATAGCAGTTTTTTCAAATTCTTTCTTAAAATTATCAAAGTCTTTAAAATGTTTAGCAATAAACTCGCCCGCAGACCCATCTGGCTTGTTAGTGCCTTTTGGTGCTTGAAATTGTGTAAAATATAAGTCATGCAAGAATGCGCCAGCTTCGTTAAAATCTGGATCGCCTTCACCTGAATTATATCGATCTACATAGGCTTTGTAAAGTTTACCGTAATGATAGTCCAGCGACTGTTTACTTAGGCTACGCCCGAGTTCAGTTTTTCCGTAAGGTAGCGGAGTTTGCGTTAAGGTCTTAGTTGTTTTGCCTTCGTTTAAAACATATTTGATAAAATTATACATGGTTTAATATTTACCTATAAATATTCAGTCAAGTGGTCAACAGGGCATCCAAGGATCCTCAAGCTACTTTTTTCCCTGTTTCTGGGTAGCACAGCCAACGTGAGCACGAGGTAAATTGGCACTTGTCACTATATTTTTATATCTACGTATTCTTCACGATACTTGTCAAAGTGACTATCGTATAATCCCAAATTTCTTATTTTTATTTTAAGCAATTGATATTGTTCGTCTGTCATATCTCCCCAGGCTCTATGATTTATAGATACCCAGGCTTGATGGGGTATTTTTCCTATGCTGTCGATGAACTTAGCAAATTCTAAACTAAAATTCTTGTTATCTCTTAAAAAGTGGCCAGCCCAGCTAGGAGCCTCGTAGTGGAATTTATCAAAACCCCCTTGCTTTTCTGCCCAAAGATAGTAAAGGGTAAATTCACTTTTGATTCTAGATGCTGTCCTAAACCACGACGAAAATTCACCCAGAGTAGATTTTGTTTTTAGCAGTGAACAAACTAGCTCTGTATTAAAAAATAACGGAGTGCAAATGTTTAAAGTCTTTTCGTTGGGTTTAACATTTTGGAGATTTAGAATATTAGAATAGTCTTCCCATATAGACATAGGCATATTAAAAATGGCCGGCCTGTAGGGCAACTTGCCGTCTATGATTGGGTACATGGATGTACCCCATGCATTTGTTAAAAAATTTTGACTGTCTAATAAAAAGTAACCAACAGCTTGAATTTTTTCAGCTATCGCTAATTTGAGTATTTGTTGTGTTTCCCAACCTACTGCCCAAGGATTTTTATCACTAGGTATCCATGTATTCCAATCATTTATAAATTGATCTCTGTATAAAACTGTTACATTAAATCGATCGTATTCTTTAGATATGTGCTCAAAGTGTGCATTCCAGTGATCGAGCTTTTCCTTGGGTTCGTTTACAACAATATATAAATCTGTTTTAGCATAATCTTTGGGCAACCAAGTGTTGTAGTAAGTTTTCATACTTTCAGCCTGCAAACATAACATTGGCAGGTCTCGTATACAAGTTACAACGACTATTGGTAAATTTTTATGCATATTTTAATATAGTAGCATATATAATTATAAATAAATCACAAGGAGAAAATCAATCATGATTGGATTTTTTAAAAAACTATTTGGCAGTAAAACAGCAGAAGCAACACAACCAGAAGCAGCACCGTACAAGGTTGAAACGCCTGTGGTTGCAGAACCAGCACCGGTTGCTGAACAAGCATCACAAGCTATGGTGGAGTCAGTAGCACCTGCTAAAAAGCCTCGTGCAAAGAAACCTGCAGCAGCCAAAAAGCCACGCAAGCCAAAACAACCAAAACAATCTTAATCGAATCTTTTAAGTTTTTCTAGGTACTGATTGAATTCAATCAGTATCTTTTCTTTTTGCTTGCCGATATCGTCGGATACAGCCTGCTGATCCAACTCTTCGAGTCGCTCTCGAAGAGTTTCAATACGATGAATTAATTGTTCTCTAGATAAGTTTGAGCCTGATTGTACAGTTCCATGCTGGCGAGGTTTTTGCCCTTGCTTTCGCACATGATGTCGAATTGGTTTAGAAAATTTATTGCCCATTCGTTAGTTTTGTAATTCCAGTAAAAATCTGAATGTGCTCTTAGTTTTTGTTTTTTGTATCCAGATTCTAAGAGCAGTTTGTAATCTGGCATAGTGTTTGGGCAATGCCCAACAAGTATATCTTCTCGAGATACGGAGTAATGCATAGTAGGACGAACGCCGCGCCAACTATCAACAACCTTCTTGATTCTGTCCTCAGTAGGATCAATGTATTCTCCTTCTCTGATCCAATGATGATGTATATCAAGCACAATAGGGACAAGATCAGAAATAGTAAGGCAGTCATCTAAACCCCAAGAATTTTCTTCATTCTCGATAGTAATGCAATTACGTGCTTCAGGACTAAGTCGTTTGTAAGCACTTCTAATGCCGTCTGGGCCTTGTTTGCCTGAGATATGTACATTAATCTTAAAGTCTTGAAATTTCTTACCGTAGCCCATGTATCGAGCCATGTCGGTATGATATTCAAATTCTTCTATAGATCGTTGAACAATGCCTTCGTTAACACTAGCAAGAACAACAAACTGGCCAGGATGCATAGAAACACGGGTACCGCTTGCACGAGCACTATCACCGATAAGGCTAAAATTGCGCTCAAGATAGCTGACAACGTCAGACTTACGCCAAAAATAACTCCAGCTAGGCTCGGTATAAGCAGGAAGAATGTCGCTACTAAGGCGAACCATCCTAAGATTTTCATCAAGACCTCCTACACGGTCTACAAGATTTTTTGTAGCCGTAATGTTTCGAACCATCAGGTCCCACAAGCGTTGTTCGGCAACGTCTTTGCTTTGTTTATTTAACCAAGTTATGGTTGTTGTGCCAGTGTTATACTGACTTGCATCGGCATCTTTTTTGATGCCATCTACTTGATCGGCGTGATCGATCCATTTACACGCAAAGCCTATTTTGCCCATTACCAATGCCTTATAACGCCTGCAATTATGAAAAAGTTTGTGATAATGTATATTAACACAATTAACGTACGAATGCAAGCGATTCGGTCCGCCTCGGCGTCCGAACTGCCTGCTTTTTCGCCTAGAGCTTTAGCCCAAATGCGCCACATTTTATCCTTCGTAGATTGCTGAGTTGGCTCCATGTTCGAACACTTCAACAGATTTAACTCTCACACTTGGATTGATTGGATAACGCATATTACCATTTGCTAACAGCTCTGCCATTTTGTCATATGCCATTTTAGCAAACATTTCGCAACCTACAGCAGGTACAATGCGTAAATCGCAAACACCTTGTCTGCGATATGGTTCTACTTGCACACGCTCCGCATTGCCATCGTGTTCTGGATTTGAACTCCAGCCACTCATTTCTTTAAAACGATCCAGCATAGGGTCATCTTCTGCAATTACCAAAGTATGGTCAAACATATAGTCTGCCCACTCTTTGAATACCTTTAGTCCACCAAAGTCCATACACCAATTTTTGTCATCTAGTGTATCACATTCAAATATGAGTTTGATACCAATTGAATATCCGTGTAGTGTTGAGCAGTGACTATGTGTGGCACGCCATTGTCTAAAACAGCATGATAAGCCGCGATCGTTTCCGTAAGTTTTTGTTGAATAGAATTTTGCCATTGTTATCTCCTTTAGATTAGCAATGGCGGCAGAATTTATATTGCGGGATGACGCCTAAGGCCGCATAATGTAATTATACAGTTTTGTATTATAGAGTCAACATTATTGGCGACTAATTGTGCCAAATGGTAACCATTGTCCTGGAGCGCCGCCGTCAATACAAACCCAACCAATATAGTTGTCTACAGTTGGATTGGAATTCCAGCAGATATCTCCTTTGCTGAATGAACCGCTATTTGGCGCACTCGTACCAGTTACAAATTTTTTGTTTGCAAATTGAATATTTCCACTAACAGCAAAATCAACACCCTCTGGTGGCGTATTGATTCCTACAGTCATTTGACCGAATACTTTAACTGGTTTTCTATTGTCTTGTTTATCGCCAATAGCAATTTCGTTTCGATCTGCGTAAAATGTTTCTTGTCCTAATACTTCGAGTACAATTTTTTGATTTGATGCTAAACGACTGTTTGTGATAGTAAATTCATTTCCGTCATTAAACAAAATGTTTTTAGCATTAATAACAGAACGTGTAGCATTGATTCTTTCAAAGAAAGTTGCTTCGCCTTCTACATTTAATTCTTCTAAAGTTCCTAATTTAGAAATGTTTGATTGTGTAACAGAGCTTCCTAGTCCTTTTGATGAAAGTAATGAAACACCATTAATCATGTAACTTTGATCTTCTGCTAAGTCGATTGATTCAGTACTCCATAATCTATCTGGGCCAGCCATCATGATAAACTGACGCATATTACCAGTTCCGGTCCAAATAAGTCCTTGACCGTAGATTGCTCTATCTCTGCTGGTTTTAAATTCTAAAGGTTGATATCTGTCAATTCTGTTATCAGCAACAACAGTATCAACAGTTAGAGTTCCGTAGATTCTAACATCAGCATTTTTAGTTGATTCGTTTCCAAACACAACTTGCCCGTTACTCTTTATAGCAATTCTTGGTAAGTTATCAGTTACTAGTTCTAGATCGTGATTAGTATAAGTTCCTATTTGTGCTAGGTTGTCTCTAGGAGAACTGACTATTACTTCTACGTTGTTATCAACAACACTTAAAACGCCGTTAGGGTTGTCTGTGTTTAGACCTAAACGTCCAAAAGAACTATTGAAATGTGCAAAATCTCCAACAGTTGCATCGCCTGTAACTGTAAGTTTACGCAATGAACCTAATTCTTTTAAGTTACTTCTTGTAATTGAGCCGCCAAGACTTTCTTTGTCAATAACAGGTATATTGTCGATTCGATATGATTTATTTGCTGCAAGGTCAATATCAGCATCAGTCCATAATCTTGCACCCGAACGATATGCCAGCTGAACTGATCCTGTTGGCCATGTCCAGTGTAAACCCTTGCTGAATAGTTCTGTTTCTGATTCAACCGTCCAGTTAATATTTTCAAAAACAATATCAATTGGTGGCTGATCTTGGTCCAGCACTTTTAACGAGTTTACAGTAAGTGTACCTTCAACACTTACATCACCCTGTACTTTTTCTACAGAGAGTGTTTTAATAATGATTTTGTCGTCTTGGATCGTAAAAATTTGGCTCATAATAAAGTCTCTTGTCCTGTATTTATCTTAGACTAAGAGTATCCTACAGCCAAAAAAAAGCCCAGTTAACCTGGGCTTTAATCTTATGCTACTTTGAGTAGCACAGTTTCTTCGTTAATGCGTCCGTTCATTTTAGTGTCTGTAGCATTAATTTCGTCTAAGAATTTACGCAACTGTACTTTACCTGCAGCTTTAAATTCTTTGAGCTTTTCTTCAGGCTTACGAATAGTTTTTTGTATGCTAGTATGCTCGTTGAATCCTGTAATTGTAGTGCCTTTAACACCGAGTTCCATGTATTCGTTGGCAACATATTTGCCAAGTTTACGTGTTTTAGTGTTAAACACCCACAATTCTTTGCTACCAATAATGTCTGCTGGATTGATAGATACCAGCTTCAAAGGCTCGTCAGTCTTCTTGAACTTGAGTTTAGCAACAATTTTATCTTTAGGAACAACTTTAGCCTTACGTGGCTTACGATTAACTTTGGCTTCTTGCCCAAGCATATCACACGCACTCATAATTTCTTGATAGAATGCAATCAAATTTTTAATTTGTTTGCGACTGCGATGGCTGTAACCTTCGCGCAACTGTTCGTCGGCGTTACCACTAGCAAGTTCTTCAAGTTCTGCCAAGTCACGGCTGTAAAAACTTTTAATAATACGTGCATGGGCAGCTTTGGCTTCTTTACCTTTGAGTAAGTTCAAAACTTTAAATGCTTTAGGATCAAAATTTTCTGGATCTGTTTGAAAACTTTCAATAGCGTCTTCAATTTCTTCAGTCATTTTGTAAGCAGATTCACGTACACGATCTTGGATCGATGGGGTAAACACCGCAGGTTTTTCAACTTTGGTTTCTGCTTCTTCGTCAATGTCGTCTTTACCTTCACGAATCACTTCGTTAATGCGTTCGCGCAACCAAGCGGCTGTATCGCGCCCATTGTTAAAATCTGCACGAACAGCAGGCATACCGCGAAGCAGACAACTTGCGATTGCACCCATAGTTCCGCCACAACGATTATCTTTGGTTTTCTTAAATGATTGGATGTCGTCTTTGGTGCAACCAATACTAGTCATCCATTTGATAACAGCAGGCTTCAAATCTTTACTGCTAAATTCCAAACGGTAGTAGTCCATAGCATTACGGAATTTTTTATTAAACTCGTCAGCAGATAGACTCTCAGCATCGTCCCAAGTTGGACTATGATCTTTGGGTGCTTTGGTACGATGTGCAATCACTTGCTTTTTGGTTACACGAGTTTTGGTTGCAGCTTTAGCCAATTTATGCTCCTGGTTAATTAACAATACAAGTATTATAGCACCGAAATGTACTTATGTCAAGCTCTTGCATTCAGCATACAGCTCCGCTAATTCTGGAAATGTGTCCAAAAAATTGGTATTTCTGCGTTTATCGTGCTCATCAAAAAACAAAGCAAAATCTTTTAGATAATTGGCTTCTCGTTGCTCACCAAACAAGTATTGGATTCGCTCCAATTTAGAAACTTCCCAACCGTGGAATCCTTTACCATCACAGTAATTTGACTCCATAAATTTTATTTGTTTTGCTATTTGAGCCTTGTATTCTAACGGAAGTATTCTAACACTCATCCATTTTGGATTATCCAAATAAGGAATGTCTAAATTGATTGAACGATCCGGGTCGTAGTGTTTTAATTTCATTAACAATACATCTTTTAAAAATTCTGTGTATGAAGTAACAGAAAGAGCATTGTAAGTTGACATTATACTAAAGTTTGCTTTCGGCACTTCGCTTAAGAATCTATGACAATTGTCTAGCCATGTGTCGTAGTTCATGCCGTTTCTGATATATTCAGCTTTTGCGCCATACGCTTCGGCACTTGTAAACAACGTAAATCTTTTAACAGCATTTGTTTCTTGAATGATTTTAATCTTGTCAAGAAATTTATCAAATAGTTTGTCAGGTAAAACACAATTACTGTTAATAGCAAGTTCTAAATTAGGGTTAGGGTTTTCAATAATATAGTCAAGAACTTTAAAGGTATCTTTACTCATTAAAGGCTCACCACCTGTGATACGGAATGTATGAAGTGTTGGATAAATTTCCGGCCACCATTTCCAAAATGCTTCAACATATGGATTATGTTCCTTGATAGGAATAGGCATTTTACCTTGATGCTTAGTGTGTTCTAAATTATTGTATTGAAGTGTAGTAGGATACCCACCAAATTTTTCAATTTCTTCCATCCACTTGCTAGAAATGTGTGGACTACAATAGGCACACTTAAAGTTACAAGCATGACTAAAACTAACTTCAAGATAAGTTGGCTTTATGTTATGTTCCCAGCCTGCTTCCATCACATCAAAATAACGAGACTTGCCTGCCCATTCGTCTGTGCTTTTATAGATCCTATCACTAAAGATATCTGAATCGGTTGGCGCAGAGTCTTCAACTTGCCAGCAAAAATGACACTCTTCTGGTCTACTACCAGTCATCATCATTTTACGTTGTTCTTTTTTAAACTTTGTATTGTGTAAAGCACTAGGATCCTCTAAAATTTCTTCTAAAGGAATTTGATGTGTATTTGGATGATGGCAACTATGTGTATGTCCGTTTTGCAAATGCAAAGTGACTTGAAGCCACTTTGCAAGACACATACCAGGACCGGTTCGATCTAATATTGTTTTAGCTTTTCGAAGCCAAATGATTCTTTCATCTTTCATGTCCAAAGACTCTCGCGAATCTTGATAAGACGAATCATCATTTCTTCCTCTTCCTTAGTATATGCTTCTTCAATTTCTCGAAGTTTTTTATGTGCTTCATCGCTCATCTTTTTAAGTTCAGGGGTCTTATCGGCGCTACCAAAACTTAAACGACCACCGTTGGCCGCACGACTTGCTTCACAGTAAGCACTCCAACCACTGGCATCGTACGCATCAGGGCGATTGCGATATGTCACAGTCCACCAAGTATAAAGCTCGATAATTTCTTTGGCGGCCTTGGCTTGATAAGTTGGTTCAGCTAGATGTTTTTCACCTTCGTCAAGGAACTCTTCGTTGGTTAATGTAGTAGCCCAGCGTAGATATTCAAGCCCAGCTTCTGGGCAACGCCATGTACGCCAACGCAACCAACCTTTACGGTACCATGGAACATTGAACTTAGTCTTAGCTTCATCACTCCAAATGCAGTGATGCCACGCTTGTTCTATTTCAACAAAATCCACAAGCTCGTTGAACAAACAAGGAAGAAAGCGATTGCTAACGTCGCTCCAATTACCAGGTTTAATGTCTCGAGGATGTGCGGTAAGACGATGGCTGTGACTAACCCAGCGATTATTAATATAATAGCGTATGTCATTTAGACGATCCGGAATGTAATAAACAAATTTTTGAAGATAGTCGAGTCCTTCTTCGGCAATCCACCAACGAATAGGATGTGCGGCTTTTGCACGATCTTCCCAGTCGTTCCATTCTTCACTGGTGCCGCACTTGAGCTTTGGTGTGCCACGCAACCAATCCGCAAACGGTCCGATTGTCCAATAATGACTACGCATTTTTAATCCTTTTTATCACCAAACAACTGCAATAGACTTAAGAAAATATTGATAAAATCTAGGTACAGAGTCAATGCACCGGTCACTTCTGCGGCAGGGCTCGAATCAGTACTAACAATTTCTCGAATTTGTTGTGTATCATAAGCAGTTAGGCCCATGAAGATCACAATAGCTAACGCACTAATTACCATTTGCATAACTGTGCTACCAATAAAAATATTGATAAGACTAGCAATAACAATGGCAATCAAGCCAACAAACATAAATTTACCTAGGCTATCTAGATCCTTTTTGGTAAAGTAACCATAGAAGCTCATAGTACCAAACAATACTGCTGCGCCCATAAATGCACTAACAATACTGTGCATAGTATAAACAGCAAAGATAACAGCAAAGCTCAAGCCCATCAAAGCCGCAAAACCTGCTAGAAGTGCAATAGCAATTTCTTTTGGCGGGTTAGCGTTAAGGGCAATAGTAACTCCAAAGACTGCTAATAGCGGTGCAAAGATCACCACATAGTGCATAATACCTGTGAAGAAAAATTTCACAAGCTCGGGACTAGTTCCTACAAAGAAACTGACCATCATGCTGACTAAAGTAGCAAGTCCCATGTAGCCATAAACACGGCCCATAGCTTGATTTACTTCGCCAGCGGTGCGATAGTTAATAATACCATCGCTTGCATAGTTATGTCCAAACATAGTTTACTCCTTAGTTAAAAACTTATTTAATTCGGGCGGTGTCCAGCCCACGGGTTTTAAGACTTTACCATCTTCACGTTTACGAACTTTGCCAGTTTCTTTATCAATCTTAGCAAAGTTAGTTCGCATGACTTCTTTCCACGCACCCTCAGCATCTGCACCCATGCTGTGTAGTGCGCCAATAGTCACAACTAGTATGTCTGTTAGTGCGTCTACAATTTCTACGCTATCGCATTTGGCAATGGCTTCGTCTAGTTCTTTCTTTTCTTCTTCAATCAACTTAATGTACAAATTAAATTGATCGACACTCCAATTATCTACAACCTGATCACAAGCCCTCATAAACTTTTCTTGATCACGAAATGGATTAGTCATACATTTTTCCTTATATTGTATTGTTAATTTCCGGTTCTTTACCTTCTGTACAGGGAATCGGCCTGCCATAAAAATCTAGCATGAGCGTCCCCCAAATTCTACCGTTGTCTTCGAACTCTACAAAGATCCTTCCATAGGCACAGAATGTTCTTGTTTCAGTTACGGGCTTTGGCTCTCTGACAACATTTACAGCTAATCCAAGCAACAAGGATATGCAAACGGTCCAGACAACCAATGCCCAATGAAAAAATTTCACTTTAGTGCTTCCATAGTCTGCCGCTTGGCTTCTTCCTTAACTTCTTCTTTGTGGATTGTTTGTAATCCACGAAACATTTCTTCAACAACATGTATAATAGCGGCCTTACCGTCATCTGTCAAGTGACTGTATTCTGGACTTACACTACTTTCGTGCCAAACACGTTGATTTTTTGCTAACTCAAGCATTGCACCATACAACATATCCTTGTGCATACTGCGACGAATATCAAATCTTTTCGCCATTGTCAAACCCTCTAAAATGTAAGAAGCGCGGAAACCGTAGAGAATAACTTCCATCCTGGTTTTGTGTGATAGCGTCAGCACGGACTTCCACAATTTGACCAATAAGGGTTTCACGAGACTCCCAATAATTATCACGATCGGAATCACTAAAACCAGAACCGACGTTAACTCGAATTGACTTTCCATCATCCTCACCTTCACAAACTAAGGCACCCAATTTACCTACGTTACGACCTGTGCCTTCTTCAACAGCCGTAACAGCTAACGATACTTCAATAAACGGTTTTAGTTTAAGCCAGCTGGCAGTTCTTTTGCATTCATAAGGCGCATTAGGGTCCTTAATCATGATGCCTTCATAGCCGCCTTCTATTGCCTTTTGATTAATTTTTCTATATTGTTTGCGGCCTGCACTAGTATCGAGATCAACTTCTTCGTGATCTAAACAAGTAACATTGGGCAAGTCTGCTTGATGTTTTTCTACCCAAGCCTTGACATAGGCACTACGAGTTGTTTGATCTTTGTCCCACCGACCTTCTTGAAACTTGTCAAAAGGACATAAATCAAATAAATGCAGAACAGCATCGTCTGCAGCAACATCACTCTTGCGATGCACTTGTTTCATAAGGTCTTGAAAACTACTAGACATAACTTCGCCGTCTAACACTAGATCGTACTTAGGAGGGTCTTTCTTTACAACGGAACTGATTTGTTCTTTAATTTTCTCAAAGTTAACTAGCTCTTTACCATTGCGACTGAATTGATCCACACGGCCATCAGTATGGACGATAGTAATAACGCGAACGCCATCGAGTTTGACTTCGATAAGTTTTTTTCCAGTAACTTTGGATTCATGATTAGCACTATCATGAGCAAGCTGGCAACTAAAAACAGGAACTGCATATTGAGGCCACTTCTTTTCTACAACTTTGTTAATGGTCTTTTCGCTTGTACCACAGCGAAGATCCTTGATAAGAATACGGCGGTACCAACCATTCCATTCTGATTTAGTAGATTGCTTTATGGCTTCAGCAACGGCATCACGGGCATCGTTGCCGGTGAGGTGACGATCACGTAAACTGATAGCAAGACTAATAAAATTGTTCCAATCAAGCCCAAGGCCGTCTTCATCTTTCTTCTCCGGTATTTGTTTAAGTCCAAAAGTTATCATCGAATCCAGAGCAAGACGACAGCCTTCAAAAAATTGATTGTTGCCTGCTTCTGCTTGTGCAAGAATAATTGCTTCTTTGTTCAAACGGCTAGGATGATCTTCGAGAGAAGAAATGACAAACTGGCAAGGATCGCTCACAATGAACTCCAATAGTTAACTTGATGTAACTATTATACAGTCTATATATCAGTATGTCAAGTGATTATTAGTACGAAATGGCTTGCCTGCATAAGCGTATTCTAATTGGCGCATAATTTTTAGCTTCATTTGTCGTACTTTTGGGTGATCGTGGTTATTATTAAAAGCGGCTAGGAATCGTTGCCACATGGTTTTTCTTTTACGATTGGGTTGATTTTTATCAAGATATTCTGCGATTCCTTTTGGATCCCAACCAAACATGTCAATCATATCGCAGGCTAAGTTAAAGGCGTGTGCGCCCATCTCGTCTCTATCTCCATAATATTCCTGTTGTTTGCGATCTTTGGCGTACTGAGCTGTACTTTGATACATAGGAATTGGTTTAAAGTTACGAGCACGGAACTGTCGTGTGTGTATAATTTCATGCAACATAATATCCGAAAAAACTACACAAATTCGTTGCCAACGATATAGTGATAGTTTCATAGATTCAATGTCTGGAGGAAATGCTAGTTGAACTTCGATAAAACGACTATAGCCTTTGCGGTCATAGTCTGAATGGTACATGCCTCCTATCCAAATTTCGTTACCTTTTGCTTCTTTAAAACGTTCGCTAGTAACACGAATTGGAAGATGTTTTTTAAGATGTTTGCTAATTTTGCTAGAGATTTCGTCAATAGCTACCCGTCTGCCTACAAACTCGCTTTTAAGTTTGTAAAGCATTGAGTACAGCGTTTCGCGGTCCAGTAAAGACCAGTTGAATGCCTTGCGGGCCATAGCACACTCCTACACAGTTGTATTTATAGTGTACTACGGCTACCAATTATATACGCACTTTATGGGCGTTTTGTAACAATTTCGTCAACCAAGCCAAAATCAACAGCTTCTTGGGCACTCATAAAGTTGTCTCGTTCCATAGCTGCATAAAATTCGTCAAAAGTTTTACCCTTTGAATTATGATTAACATAAATCTGGGTAAGATTTTGCTTCATTTTTAGGATCTCTTTTACTTGGATTTCCATGTCTGTTGCTTGCCCGCCAGCACCACCGCTAGGTTGGTGAATCATGTGACGTGCATTTGGAAGCATTTTACGTTTGCCAGGAGCACCTGCTTGGGCTAGTAGACTGCCCATACTGCAAGCCTGTCCCATTACAATAGTCGCAACGTCCGGACGAATAAACTGCATAGTATCGTAGATTGCCATACCAGCGGTAACAACACCGCCAGGACTATTGATGAAAAAACTAATATCTTCATTGCCTTGACTCTCCAAAAATAAGAGCTGTGCTACGATAAGACTAGCACTATGCTCGTTAACATCCGTGTCTAGCATAACGATACGGTCTTTTAATAGACGACTATAAATGTCGTAACTGCGTTCTCCACGAGCTTCTTGCTCAATTACCATTGGTACCAAATGTGGCATTACTCTTCTCCAAAAATATAAGCGGCCATTTTGCGCTCAGTTGTAGCTTCATCTTTCATAGCGCATTCAAAACAGATATTTTCATCGTTTGGACCGTAAGGTCTGCACTCATCTACTTTTCCGCACATTTCGCAAACTTCATCAGGTTGCTGTGCAATAAATCCTCGACCGCTCATTCTTCAATACCTTCATACTCTGCAAGTTGTTTGCGGAAAACTTCTAGTTGTTCCATTAGGTTAACAAGTCCGTCGTGATTCATAGTGATAGCACTATATCCCATTTTGAATTCTAGTCGATTCTCGCTAGTCATACCTAGTGTGTAATAAGTTACAGCAGGCTTTTTAGGTTCGGGTGGAAGATAACCACCACCATCACCTCCGCCGTACTCTGTAGTTTCCTTTTGTTCAGGAAATGGAATTACATTACTGGGTTTCTTTTTAATCCAATTTAACATTTTTCTATCCCATTCTACATCCATGTTAAGCCAACGTCCAACAGGTGGACACCAAAAAGGCATTGCTAATACTATAAGCCACACTAGTTGAATAAGCTCTGGTCTAATGTCTTTGTAGTATAACGCAACAGGCAAGCCAATACCTAGATAAATGGCGCCTGTCCAAAACATCCAGTAGCCGCCTGTGCGTTCAAATAACTTCATGTTACTTGCCAATCACCACTTGACCTTTAAAGTCGTAGGGCACAACAACAGTATTGACTTTACCGTTCTTGATACCTTCGGCAATGTCTGCCTGTGCCTTAGCCTGCATGTATGCAATACTTTGGGCACCTTGGTTGGCTAGAGCTTGCATACGACGAGCTTCTGCTTCGGCAGTCTTTACTTCAACTTCTTTCTGCTTGAACTCGTTCTTGGCACGAACAAGAGCATTAGCAGATTCAACAACAGAGTCTGCTGGCACAATGTTACGAATTAACACTTGGCTAACAGTAATAGCACCGTCCAATTTCTCATCTACTAGAGTCTTTTGGATTTGTTCGCGAATAGCCTGCTCCATCGGCTGACGATTATCAGCCATATCCAATGCTTCGTACTTTCGTGCTTCTTTATAGATAGCATTACGAGCGGCATTGTAAATGTAATTAAACATCAAATATGTGTCGCCGTCGTGCTTGATGTGGAAGGCTTTTGACTTGCTATTGTAAAGTTCAGCAACTTGGCTTTGGTTCAAGTTATAGATAACAATAGCATCAAAGTCTTTCATGGTGCTGTTATCTTTGGCAATAGGAGTCATGTCGTCAAGTTTGACGTTAACATCTTTGACTGGGAATGTAAGAACATCACCAATAATAACTTGGTTAAAACTACCGGGTAGTAGCTCTTCATTTTTAACTTGCTTGTCAAAGCCAACCCGCAAGCCAACTTCACCAGTTTCGATACGAGTACAGCCTGTAGCAAGAACTGCGGCGGCAATAAGACCAAGGGTTGCGATACGTTTCATGTTTGTGTGTCCTTAAAATAAAATAACGATTGTTGTCATCACTGCTACTGCTAACAGTGAAACAATTATACTATAGCCAAGTGTCTTTGTCAAAGACCATTTTTCCTTTCCACTTAATGCTCGCCAGCTGACAATACTAAAATGGATTAGAACCGCAAAGACTATGAATACTAACCAAAGTCTAATCATGGATTTTCCTTTTTTACTTCTTCTTTTTTACGTTCTATAGGAGGAGGAAAGTATGGCTCTATTACATAGTGGTTGGCACTCCACCAACCAAATGCTGTAACAAAGCCATAAAAGAATATCTCAAGGACCATTATTGATCCAATTCTTTAAATGCCTCCGGAGCACGTTTGATAGCCATTTCTTGAAGTTTGTGCTGTTCTTTAGCACGTTTCAAGATGTTAGCATCGCCTGTAGGGAGAGCTACTAGAACATAGGTACGGAACCATTTACCTTCCGGTACTCGTTTAATTTCTTTAAGTTCAACGCCAGTAAGGTCAACTTTGTCGCAAGAGCTACGACTTACCATTTCATTAATGCTAGTGGCAGAGTTTTCGCCTTCTGAACGATAGACCTTGTTACGCATACTCATTGTACCGCCAGCAGTCATACAGATTTTTCTGTAGGCATCGTCTTTAGCCAGCAAGTCTGCATAACTAAAGTCTGTGCTACGGCCTGTGCCTGCTTCATATACGGCACTGGTGCTGGACGGAACTTCATACATCCACTTTGGAGCCTTATCAATAGCACGTTCAACCAATTTTTCTTGGCGTTCACGTTCCATGTCAGCTCGTTTGCCGTAAGGATCAGTTGTACCGCAAGCAGCCAATACAGCAACAATCGGCAATAAGGTAAGTATTTTTTTCATTATTTTCCACTCATCTTTTCTTTAGTCCATTCAGCGGACGATTTGATATCCTGACCAACACCTGCTACTGTAGAGCAAGCGGTCAGGGCCAGTGCTACCATTAATGCAAATACTACTTTCATTTTGCCATCTCCTGACTCTGTGTTTTAACTGTGTCTACACCTTTGTCTAGCATACGAGCAATGCCGGAAAACCCAACAGTAGCTAGTACCAATCCAAAGATAGTGCCTGCGATAAATGCCTTCATAAAGTTTGCCTCAATATGTTGTTAAACATGAGTATATTATATGTGAACTCAAGTCAAATGTCAAGTCACCATTTGTCCACAACTGTCCAAAGTTCATCATTTTTGCATATGACTCCTTTGGAAAACTGTAAACGTCCATTGTTATAGCGTTCACTAAAGTATCGACATTTGGTTCCTTTGAACATAAAGTAACCTTTTTTGGCTACAGTACCAAATTCTGTTTCCAAACCTTCGTCACCAATTCTCAAAGGACGATTTCGTTGTGCGCTTTCGCTACACACTAACATAGTTTCGGACTGGTACTTGCCGCCTAGTCGCATGTTCAATTCACTCAAACCATATTCAATGGCTTTTTGGCAACTAATCTCTGGATCTCCGTAGTCTTCGTGTGTCCAATTTACATTATGTTTTTCACCGTCGATTATAATGCTAAACTTAACTTGACACTTTTGGTTACTTTTGATTTTAACCAAATCGTCAATATTGCCCATTTTGCGATCAGCAGTAACTTTACTAACCTGACGCACTTGGCAGTCTTCAGCTAGTACTGTTTGACTAATCAATGCCAAAAGAATGAGAAGTTTTTTCATTGTTCGCAATTATAAACAAACCACCACATGTGTTCTTTGAGCAAGGCATTATATTGCCTGTCTATGGCAGATAATTGATCAGGGTCTTCGTTGAAGTTTTTTATTTGCTGAATTCGTTTAAGCTCTTTAAACTGCTCATTCTTTTGTTTGCAAGAAAGTTGCCAGTTTAAAAGTTGTTCGTAAGTGGGCACAGGTGCGCTGTTACTGCACCCTGCCACTGTTGCAATCAACAAAGTGATTAAAAGTCTCATTGAGCTTTGTCATTGAGTTCTACGTTAGACAACGCTGCAATAGTTTGGAATTTATCCCAAGCCATTTTTGCAGCAGGATTATTTTCTAGCTCGTCGTTCGGCAATACTGCTTCTAGCCAAATATAAGGCATACGTCGAGGATGGGCACCAAACTGGCGAGGTTGGTGGAATTTACCTTGTTCCCAAAGTTCAATACTGACACTACGGAAACGGTCTTCGTCTTCGTCTTTGTATTTGCCCCATTCAGGAAGACTGCCGCTGAACAATCCACGCATAGAGTGGGTATCGTTGCCACCGCCGTATCCTTGCCAAATACTCTGCCACTGTTTGTCATCTCGTGGGTCAAAATCGGTTCTGGCTATAATAATCAAAACATCATCGATGTCAACTACGCCTTCGACAATATCTCGAACGCAACGGCTGTAACTAAGACCAATTTTCACTTTATTTCCAATCTTACTTGTTTAATTGAATCCCATCGGAAACTCTTCCAATGTTTGTTTTCCAAATCATACACAGGGCAAACATCTTCATTTACCTTGCGCTCTTTCTTTTCTTTAGGAAAGTCTATTGGATTGTCTGTGTTAGTATAGTGTTTTTCTTCGGTTAAGTCAACTGGAACGAGTGACGGATTGGTTGTACACTCCATCACACGTTCAGTACCGTCCTTTTTGGTAAAAATAACAGTCACAGGACCAAAAGCCAAATGAGATTTCAACCATTTTTTAAATAGTTTAAATTCTTTTTCACTCAGCGTTGACATTTCCTGCTTCCAGTTCTTCTACACGATGACGCAAACGAATAATTTCTTGCTCTAGTCCTTCGATATGAGCCGCGACTTTATCCATAAATTCAGCTGTGTTGTTGCCTGTAGTTCGCAACATGTCAACAACTGTTAGCTTTTTTTCCTCTGCCATTTAAACCTCCAATAAAATATTAGGATTCCATCCTGTGTCTTCACTATAGCCATCGCTATGATAACCACGTGGGTTGCAAACAATGCGAGTTTCGCCAATCATGTAATCAAAACAGTGATGGGTGTGTCCGTGTGTCCACAGTTTGATCTGTGGCCGATCCAAAATAAACTCGCTCAAGTCGCTGTGGTAAGCACCGTTCATAATAGTTTCTGACTTATACGATTCATGTACACTTTGGAAACTAGGACTATGGTGTCCAACTACAACAAACTTTTCATCATGACGTTCTGCTACTACAGTTTTGATGTAGTCAAGCATATGACGATGACGAAAAACAGTATCAATGGGCTTAAGGTTAGTGTAACCTTCGGTTTCCTTTTTAATGATACGGAAGTCGTTCATCATGTCACGCACCGCATGAAGTGTCAGCGGATCGCCTTTGTTCATGTCAGTCCACAACGTTCCACCGATGAATGTTACATCGTCGATAGTCTTAGTACCTGCTTCTAAGAAGTAGACATTAGGAAATTTAGCACATTCGTCTTCTAGGACTTTAAGTGTACGATTCCACTTGCCATGATAAAATTCGTGATTTCCGGCCACATAAATGGTATGTGGAAACTGGAATGAACAACGCTTCAAAAAATCACGAAACGTTTGGACACGCTTTTGCTTACGGCCTAGTTCTGCGAACGAACCGTATTCGTAGATGCTAGGAACAACAGGATGGTCGTAGAGATCCTCGGCGATCATAATGTCACCGCTAAGGATCAAAACGTCATAGTCATTGTCGTTTTGTATATTGATGTCACTGAACTCAAGATGGAGATCACTGACTAATTTGATACGCATTTAGTCCTCTGTTTCTATAAATGCCTGAGCGTCTTCTTTTGTTATACGTCCGGCTTTAACTTCCTCTAAAACATGACGCAATGCTTCTTCAACGAATTCGTTAAAGGTCATATCACGATCATGTGCCATTTTCATGTATTTTAACAGATCTTCATCCGAAAAGTCAACCGGAACTTGTACACGGGTGTCATAGTCCTCGCCCGCTTTAATAGCTAGGCATTTTTGGATAAAGTCGTCGTCTACATCCAAATCTACATATTCAACATCATCCCATGCTTCATTTAAATTCACGCCTCGAGACTTTGCTTCTTTGTCGTGCTTCTTTTTGTATTCTGGATTAATAATGCGATATGCACGATCGTTAGTGTAGTCGCAAACTTCTACTTCATATACCCGTTGACTCTTAGTGCTAAACACAATATTGAAGCTGTAGCCGCCAGGACCGTTAACACCGTTCCAGCTACTCAGCTGATAGCTGTTTGAACCATAGCAACTCCAACCATAATCACCACCTTCAGTGATTTTATAGTCAACTAATTCCATCCATTCTTTCATTGTAATCATTTGTAAACCTTTGTATCAAAAATGATTAATGCACCTATGATAAGAAATAAAATTCCAGTCATAGTGTGACCAACACTAACATCAGCAAGTCCAGTAAGGACGTTTAAAACACCAATTGTATAGCCAATTGGTTTGCGGTATCTATCAAATAATTCTACAAATTTGTTCATTGTTCATATCCTTGTTTAAGTATTGCACGTTCTTGTTCCCATTCAGCCATTTGTTTAGCTCGTTCTTGTTCACGCTTGTCTAAGCATGGTTGGCACATTGTTCGAACCCACCCATTATCACTGCTACGTTCGGCAGTATTACCACATGATTCGCATGTACACCCACTCATGCTTTCGGCCATACGCACCATACCGTCAATGACATCATCACCGCCAGTGTAGTAAAACCGTAGTGTGCCAAACTTTTCTTTAACTTGATCCAGCGTTACTTGAGGAATTTCTGGAGGAACTTCTTGTAACGGTTGAGTCATAAACTCTTCTGCACGTTGTTTAATGTAGTCTGCACTAATGCCTTTGTTAGCATATTCTTCGGCCATCAAGTCTGCAAACAATTCGGCATTACCTGATTGCCCCGCTTCACGGATTTTGTTGAATCTAATAACAACTTCACGCTGACGGTTCCGCCAATCGATATGATGCTGTATATTACCCATGAGGTTATTAATGATGTTAAACCAACCATCACCGCAATCAAAACCCCAGCACATACAAGTTTCTGTCATGGGCTTATTACGATTAACCATCATCTTGGGATAGTTTTTACACAGTTGTTCGTCTAGTTCTTGTCTCATTGTTCCTCCGGAACTTCTACGAAATCTTTAATAATTAGATCTAATGCTTCAATCCTACGGATATTACCTGCTACATCTTCTGGATGAAGCCAATAACCCGTAGGATTACTTTCAGTTTTAGGATTCTTTTTCCATTTTTTCAATTCGCTTTTCAAATACGCTCTGTAGTCTCTAAGGTTAAGAGCAGTAATTCGATCAGCAGTTTCACCATCGATCCATTGATGCGGTTTATGTTTAGACTTGCTCATTGCGCTACCTTTACATAATTAAGCCTAGTTACATCATTTTCATGTTTCCAATGTTTATGATAACCTTTTACTTTGGCTTTGACAATGACTGCTGGACCAATTTCAAGATTAGTCTTACTGACCCAAGCGGCCATTTTGTTGTTAATTATAGCATCAATATTAAATCCTTCAAAGTTTTTTGACTTAACTGATGAAATAATTTCTGCATCCAAATCTTTAATCCAAGTGTCTATGTCTGCCAAATGGCCTTCATCGACACTCTTTGCAGCTTTTTTAACTTTGGTTTGTGCAACATCTCGAATCTGAACACTAGGCAAACAGGCAACATAACCAAATTGATTTTGCTTTACAGTTTCACCATTCAAAATGGTATTCACATTGGTTTGGAAATCGTTTTCGCCTTCGATAGCTCCAAACATGAATTTTCGAAAATGCTTTTTGACATCCTCTGCCCTAGTAATATCCTCTTCGGTTATTTTAAGTGGCATAGGTGCATCCTTAGGATCAGCAGTCCAGATTGCAGGATCCAGGGTGCAGAGCATGAGAAGTTTATTTGAGTGTTTGGTAAACAGAAACTTACCGTCTTCTGCCCAAATATTTTCATTTTCTTTGATATATGCGCCATTAATCCGTTGAGCTGCACAAGCCAGCTCAAGAACTTGTTGGGTTGGGTACTCTTTCATGTCGCTCTCTGGGTGAGTTAATATACTGTGTATTTTACATGAAAATGAAGTCAGTGTCAACCTTCTTTAGTCGTACATAGACCTTTTTGATTAGCTGTTTTATAACAGGATCATTTTGGTTTGGGAATTCACCTTTATACATGCCCAAACAAGGACTGGCATATTGGTTATGAAATCTCAGCCTGCTTAGTGTTTCTACATTGTGCAGATAGCGGAGTGCTCGTGTCTTGCCTAAACTACGGCAAAGTTCTATTGCAATAGAAATAGAGTAAGCATCTATTTCTTCAGGATCTGCCAAATACTCTTTGTGTTCAGGACCTCGTTCAACACCTAATTTAAATTTACGTTTTCGATATTGCCTTTGGTGCCGCAATTCATGAACAACAGTATCGAAAATCTGTATTAGTAATTCTGTAGAATGTTTTGGGAACCAAACGTGATCTTTTGGAAAGTTATGAGTAATAACTAGTTCGATACAAACATCACCTTCTTCATCATCTACTGGGTCGTAGTATCCGTTGGCATAAAACACTTCGGATAATAAATTCTTGTCTCGACGAGTTTTAACTTTAAGTTCAATATCGTTGAGTCTGAATTCTTTTCGAACTTGGTTGAGCAACTTTTGGAAACTTAGGCCTGATTTTGTGCTAGATCTTATTGAATTGCATATAGCACAAATAGTTTCCATTACGCTGTTCATAGTTACAACCTATAAGTTACCCTACCTTTTGTTAAATCATAAGGGCTAACTTCAATTTTAACCGAGTCCCCTAAAATGATTCTTATCTTGTGTTGCTTTAATTTTCCGCCCATATAACAAAGTAAAGTATTAGGCATGTTATCTACCTTAACTCTAAACATGTTTCCGGGTAGTACTTCGTCAACTTGTCCAACTAGTTCAATAATATCGTCTTTTGCCATTATACTTTGGTGACGACGATTTTACCGTCTTCAACTTTAATATCCAATGTGTCTCCTTCTTTCCAGCCTGTAAGTTCTAAAACTTCATCTGGAAATTTCATCATAACATTATCAGGATCTCCAGGAATTTCCTGAAAAATATCCTCTGCTGTAAAAATAAATTTTTCGTTTTGTTCCATAGGTTGTATTTAACTATAAATTAGTTGTCTTCGTATGGTACTGGAAACCAACCTAGTCTGTCAAGATCTGTGGCAATCTCATCTGTAATAGTTCCTTCTGGTACGTATTTCTTTGCGGCCATATAACGATCGCCTTCTTCCAGATCATAAGTAGCAAGTCCGCCCATGCCACTACAATACCAATCCATATAGTCGCCACCTTGGTTTCTAAGACGTGCTACAATGCCGCCGGCGCCGCGCCAACTGGCATGCCATAAATCTTTATCTCGGTCTTGTCTAATAGCAGGCCACAATTCTTTTGGGCACCATTGCATATTACACCATGCCGCATATAAATTTTGAGCATAGTCGTCCCGAGACCGAATCTTGTTTAAGATTTCGGCGTCTCGATAAATGTCTTCAACTAAATCCCTCAATGGTATGCACCTCTAAAACAATGCAGAACTTCGTGTCCTAAATTATGAATACTTGCCATTTTTGGAGTGTAAATTACACATTCTTTGCCCTCCCAAAATGAACAGGCTTGAACATCAAAACGCCATACTTTACCACCGCGTTTTTTATTTTCGGCAGCACATGCCGCATTGACGTCTTTGACTACAACCCATTTTAGATGAACTTGTGATACTTCATTTTGAGTTACGTCAAATTTTGAATCTGGATCTTGCCAGTTCCATGCCCAAGCGGTATTAGCAATAAGTAGTAAACCAAAAAGTGCCTTTTTCATCTGTGCCTCTGTGTGTTGTTAATATGGTGTAGACGGTAGGATTCGAACCTACAAAGCCGTCATATTGACTAGGCCCAGGCCCCCTGTGGCCGTTCGTTACACCACAGGGGAGGTCTACCAATTCCACTCACGTCTACTTGCATAGTATATATTCAATTCTGGGCAAAGTCAAGTTATTTTGGTACCCGTATAAACTACAGTTAAATATCAGTAATGAATTTTAACCAAATACCTTTTGAAAATATTGTTCGTTTTGGACAGAGAACTATGTTGGACCGACCACTATTTTCTGTGAGTTGGATACTCGGACGTTTTTGTAATTATAATTGCAGCTACTGTTGGCCTTATGCACGAAGTGATAGTGTTGACCATCGAACACTGGAAGTCTACACTTCTGTAGTTGATGAAATAAAACGACAAGCAAGAGCTAATGGTTTTAACGAATTTCACTGGAGTTTTAGTGGCGGAGAGCCAACTGCTTATAAAAATCTTTTGGATCTAGTACAGCACTTGGACGAAAAAGAAAGTTCGTACCAAAGTATCCATATGACTACTAATTTAAGTCCAGGAAGCAAATGGTGGAAAACTTGGTGTGATAAAACAGGACTGTTACAACGTAGAAGTATAACTGCCAGCTTCCACGACGAGTTCGCTAAAGAACAAGAGTTTGGCGATAAGTGTTTACAGTTACAATACGAACTAGTTCATGTTACTATTAACCAAGTAATGGTTCCTGAAAAGTTTTATGAACTGTATGAGCGTATGGAACGTTTCCATAAACGTGGAATTAATGTAACTCTTAAACCACAAAGTGATCCAACTGCTAGTCATATAGTAGACGGATATACCGATGACATGATTAAACTAATGCAAGAAGGATTCCCACAAAAGTCGCAAGGAGAAGAAGTTTATCAAATTCGCCTAAATGACGGAGTGAAAGACTACTACTTTGACCAAGCAGAAAGATTTAATGCTTTTGGATTTAATAAATTTCAAAATTGGACTTGCAATAGTGGTTATCAAAGTGTTATAATTAGAGGTAACGAAGTTAAGCGTAGTTACAGTTGCCATGACGAACCGTTAGGTACACTAGAACACTTTGAATTATTTAAGGAACCTAGACGCTGTATTACACCTACTTGTGTAAGCTCAGCGGATAGTAAAATACCAAAATGCAAATAGACTTAGAACATTTACACTACTGGATGTGTGCCATTCGTGAAAGCAAAGATCCTATGCGTACTCTTGATGCTTTCTGGCAAGGGCAGTTAAAAAGTAAAGACTGGTTAATTGAAAACTTGGTCTATTACATCTACCCAGAACGTAACAAGGAATTAGACTTTCCAGTAAGTGTTGACATACACGGAGGTTGGGTAGGAGTTTTAGCCAGTATGTTGTTTCAATCTGATCTTCCTATCAGCAACATTCGTAGCGTTGATATAGATCCTAACTGCGAGTCTGTTGCTACGATGATGAACAAAAAAGAAGAAATAGAAGGACGTTTTAGAGCAGTAACAGCTGATATGTGTACACTACGCAGTGATGCTGATATTATTATCAATACCAGTTGCGAACACATTACACAAGATCAATATGATCTGTGGCTCAGTGGACATCCTCACAACAGTTTACTAGTTCTCCAGAGCAATAATTACAACATTCCGGAGCACGTTAGAATTGCCAACGACTTAGAAGAATTCAAACAACAATGTCATGTCAAAGTGTTATGGGCAAGAGAACTAGTTTTACCTTTATACACAAGGTTTATGATTATAGGTCAAAATGTATAATTTAAACCAAATCAAAACAGTTCATTTGGAAGTAACTAGCCGATGCCAGGCTACTTGTCCTATGTGTGCAAGGAATATTCAAGGGTTAGATAATCCTTGGTTAGAATTAGATGAAATTACTCTTGATCAATTCAAACAATGGTTTCCTGTTGATTTTATAAAACAGTTAGATAGATTGTATATGTGTGGTAACTTAGGTGATCCTATTGTTGCAAAAGACACACTGAAGATTTTTCAATACTTAAGAGAAACAAATCCAACTATTTCTTTAAGCATGAATACAAACGGCTCTGCAAAGAGTTGGCATTTCTGGAAAGGACTTGCTGGATTAAAAGTACATGTTCGATTTGGTATTGATGGGTTAATTGATACTCATAGTTTATATCGCATTGGTACAGACTGGGTAAAAATTATAGACAATGCTAGACTGTTTATTAATGCAGGAGGTGAAGCAACTTGGGATATGCTGGTATTTGAACATAACGAGCACCAGGTAGAAATTTGTAGAGAATTAAGTGAACAGTTAGGTTTTAAAAACTTTGTATCTAAAAATACATCTCGTTTTAGAGAGGACAAGTTGCAGGTGCTAAACAAAGATGGCACAACTAGTCATGTATTATTTCCTTCTATTAAAAGCAAAAAAATATCTAAGTTACTTGGAACAGACGAACCTGCAGAAATTTCCTGTAAAGTTTTGAATGAGAAAAGCATATACATTAATGCTAAAGGACAAGTGATTCCTTGTTGCTGGCTTGATTATAATGCTATGTTGCCTATACACCCATCTCGAGTAGACATGTTGGATAAAGGTATTAAGTTTGAAACTTTAAAAGAAAAAACACTAGATGAAATTTTCGGTGAAAAAACATTTACCACTATTAGAGATAGCTGGGGTACTAGTCCAGTCCGCGAATGTAGTAGACAATGCGGAAAAATTGATAAATTCAATGAGCAGTTCAATTAGGATAAATGATGGAAACCGGAATAGTAAAATGGTACAATGATGCTAAAAAGTATGGCTTCATTACTGCCGACAAAGATAATGCAAACATCTACGCAGAACGATGGGATATTAAAAATGATCCGCAAACTATGTTTGAATTGCAACGTGTAGAATTTGACAGGATTGAAACTGATACAGGTCTGAAAGCAATCAACATTAACGTTATTCAACTTGAAGAACATAAGATGCTAGAGCTTCCTCGTATTAGTGTTTTTGATAACTTATTAACTGCTGAGTTTTGTCAACGTTTAATAGAAAAACATTCTCAAGCAGGAATGAACCCTAACAGCGGTTATCAAAGCCGTGTTGAATCCTATGCACAAGTTACAGAAGAAGTAGAGGATCGGGGAATTAGTTTAGGAGTTGATCCTTACGATTACGATGTATTGGCAACAGCTATTGTGCAAGCCGCACGAATTCCTTATAGTCACATAGAAGCCATCGATGTATACAATTACGAAACAGGACAGTTTCTTGCATACCATCATGATTACCCTTATGATCCAAGACAGATTAATTATTACAAGTACGGCGGTGACAGAGTAGGAACTGGAATATTCTATCTAAATGACAATTTCAAAGGCGGCGAAACTTACTTTCCTAAACACAACGTAACTGTAAAACCAAAGACTGGCTCTTTCTTGTATTTTCAACAATGTTATGATGAAGCAACAAATTGGTCAACTATTCATGAAAGTACAAAAATAACTTCAGGCACTAAATGGATTGCCAGTTGCTTTTTTAGTGACAGACCTCGAGTAGGCTGGAGTCCAAGAGACCATTTGTATGATAATAAGTGATTGGAAACCTTTTTACAAATATGACAATGACGGTACTCCTAATTGCATGTCGCAACAAACATATGAGCCGTTAATAAGTCCTGACGGAAAAACATTCTGCGCCAACTACGATTGGCAAAACAAATATCAACGTATGTGGCAACCCAATCGTGTTGGTTACACAGACGAAGTTGTTGATTATTTTTTCTTTAAAGAAATAGAATATGCACAAAAGTTTAGTAATCGTTCATGGGCTCCTGAAATAGTTGATATAGACCGTGTGAGTAAACGAATATTTTATAAATGGTACGGACCAACTTGTAACGAAATACTCTATACAGGCAACGCACTTCCAAGCGATTGGAAACAACAAATTCGCAACATTATGATAGATGCATACTCTAGTGGAGTTTACAAACTTACTATGTATCCTCATTGTCATTTTTATGACAGTGATGGCAGGATGCATGCCATAGATATGTACGGATGCGTAGAGGTCGATGATCCTTTTATTGAAGCCAAATACATGGATGGAATTATACATAGTACAGCTCAATTTAGATTAGATGAAACGGGTGATTTAGTTAACGGTAAGTATAATTTAGAAACTATGTTTAAGCAATCACTTGGCGTACATGTTAAATGGGGCAAAGAAGATATGCGTTTTATATATGAGGAAATGTTCAATGCCTAAAAGAGTTGGATCTACACTAGGATTAATTGACTGGGAAAAAGTTATAGCAGACATACAACCTCATGCCGGAGACTTTAATAGTG